AAGAAAGAATAACAGGTGCCCTATAATATAAGGAGGTGATCCTGTATCTCCCAGCTATGGGTGAAATAGCATAACAACAACCTTAATGGTTGTTATTTTTATTCCATAAATCGACCTGGGAAGTCGTTAAACTCATCCGGCCTATCGTGGGCGTTGCCACGTAAAACAAAACGAAAGGGGATTAATATGACAAGAGAATTTTTAGAAAAATTAGGACTTGAAAAAGAGGTTATCGACCAGATCATGAAAGAACATGGTAAAGCTATACAATCAGCTAAAACACAGGATTATGACGAGATTAAAGAGGAAAATGAGAAGCTGAAAAGCACTATCAGCGAATTAGAAACCGCTGTAGAGGAATACAAAGGATACAAAGATCAGCTTGCTGAGAAAGATAGTCTTATCAAAGAATATGAACTTAAAAACCTCAAGTATCGCATAGCTGTTGAAGCCGGCATACCTATAGAGCTTGCAAGCAGATTAACAGGAGAAACAGAAGAAGAAATAAAGAAGGATGCAGAGATGTTGTCGTCTTTAGTAGCAAGAAAACAACCATTACCTTTAAAAGATACAGAACCCAATAAAGATGATGACCCTTATAAAAAATTATTATCAGGTTTGAAAGGAGAATAAATTATGGCTTTGGAAAGAGGAACATTATTCGACCCACAATTAGTAGGCGATTTAATCAACAAAGTTAAGGGGCACAGCTCATTAGCTAAACTAGCACCGCAAATACCAGTTGCATTTAACGGCAATAAAGAGTTTACGTTCTCAATGGACAAAGAGGTAGATGTTGTCGCGGAAAGCGGAGCAAAATCTCATGGCGGTGTCACAGTAGCACCAGTAACTATTGTGCCCATTAAAATCGAATATGGGGCAAGAGTGTCCGATGAATTTATGTATGCGGCCGAGGAGGAAAAAATCAATATCCTCAAGGCGTTCAACGAAGGCTTTGCAAAGAAAGCAGCTCGCGGATTAGACCTTATGGCCCTGCATGGCGTCAACCCCCGGACCGGTCTTGCATCAACCGTTATCGGTAACAACAACTTTGATACTGCGGTAACCCAGACGGTGCCTTATTCATCAGCCAACCCGACACCGGATGACAATATTGAGGCGGCAGTCGCTCAGGTCCAGGCAGCAGGCTATGAGGTAAACGGATTAATTATGGCTCCTGCTTTTGCCAGCTCTTTGGCCGCCGAAACGGTAAACGGTGTCAAAAAGTATCCCGAATTGGCCTGGGGAGCGAATCCTGAAACAATCAATGGAGTAAGAACCGACATTAACAAGACTGTTTCTGATATGAGTGGAGAACGCGGCCTCGCCTATGTTGGTGATTTCGCAAACGCGTTCAAATGGGGTTATGCTAAAGAGATTCCGCTTGAGGTAATTGAATATGGTAACCCTGACAACGACGCAGAAGCGGGCGACCTGAAAGGACATAACCAAGTATATTTGCGCTGCGAACTCTATCTGGGGTGGGGTATCCTTGACGGTGCTGCTTTCTCAAGAATAATCGCCGAGGAACCTGCTGATCCGCTTACCCTTACAGTTGCAAAAGGCTCCACAGCAGGCACAACCAAAATCACCGTTACCGAGGCTCTGGGCGTAGGCAACAAGTACCTAATCAAGACCAATGGCACCGTACCGCGCAAGGGTGTCATCGTTGAGGACGGAGTAGACGGATGGCGCGACTACACCGAGGGTGCAGACATTGTTGCCCATGTCGGTGAGAAAATCGCAATCGTTGAGTCTGTAGCCGCAACCGGCGCAGTAGTAAAAGGAGCCGTAACCAAAGCCCTTGAAGCCAACGACATTAAGTCTAATTAATGATTGGGGCTATCCGCTGAATAAATAGGAGGGTATTAGATGATAAAAGGGAAAACATCATCAGGCTTTGAATTTCAAATATCTAAAGATGTAGCAAATGATTATGAGCTATTAGAAAATTTAGCAGAATTAGAAGACAATCCACTTATACTTGGTAAGGTTGTTAAGCAAATATTAGGAGAAGAGCAGACAAAAAAGCTCAAAGATCATATCAGAAATAAAAACGGAATAGTCCCTACAGATAAAATGACAAAAGAAATAATTGAAATTTTCCAAAAAGGCGGAGAAGAAATAAAAAACTCTTAATCCTTGCCCAGATGATAAAAATTGATGAAAATGCGCTTATATGCGATTTGGCCGAGACTTATCATATATACAACTATAGACAATTGCCACCTTCAATGGTGGCCATTTTTGCTATCGGCTTAAGGGATGACTCACGTATAAAGATGAAATTAAGCAATTCCAAGGTACCACCGGATATTATGTTACTAGCAGGGATAATTGATAAACTTAATATTCTTATATGGCAAAATACTGAAGATGGTGCTAAAGGCAGAAACAGACCTAAACCTATATTAGATGTTATATATGAAAAGGAAAGCGATATAAGCGCATTTGCATCTGGCAAGGAATTTGAAGCAGAAAGGCAAAGATTAATCAG